TGGCTGATAATATCAGTCGATGCCGTATCCCAGGGCGCCGATGAGTTGTCGGTATAAAGGTCCGAACCCGTCCACGTAGTCGTATTGAAGATCAACTCTTTTACCCTCTTTTCTCTGGCGACGAGCATCTTGGTCTTTATACCGTTTACCGTCTCGAGCTCGGCGTCGAAATCGTTGCGGTACTTTTCCCGCTGCCGGTCGGTCAGCTGCCCCTCGAGGCCGTGGTCCACGCAGGCATAGCTCATATCATCGGCGTACAGCGAGACGCGATTATAAACGGCCCCATCCCCGTGCTTGGTCTCGGGAACAGTCAAGTTTTCCCTTGTTATAACGCTCAGAGTCGCCGCCTCCTTGGCCACCGGATATTCCGGCAGTATCAAGTCGGCGATGAAACGCATCCGCATAGGCGAATATTCGTGGAAGGCGACGCCCAAATCGGCTCTCGGCGTCGCGTGTGTCGATTTCTGAATCATTTTTATTCTCCTTTTTCATTGCCCCTTCAGGGTTTTTCCGGCATCATGCCGGTCTCTTTTTCATTGCCCCGTGGCGAATTTTATTAACTGCTGGAACTCGATGAGCTCGAGCTCGATGAACTGGAGCTGCTGCTGGATTGCTGGTATCCGATATGCGGCAGTACCTCGATAACGCTGCCGTCACCCGATGCCGTATCCAGCGCCGTCCCGATCAGAAGCGTGCCCGATGCCGATATCTTTCCGCCCGCGGCCGCATAGACCTTCTGGCCGGCACTTATTGCGCCCGACGCCACGCACTTGTGCGAGCCGCCGTGCTCCCAGAGCCTTACGGAGCAGTTCTTGCCGGACGCAACGCCCTCGATTACCGTTCCGACCCCATAATCGGAGGCGTCGGCGTGCCATGCGTACCTGGTGGCACCGGCTATCTTTACCCGGTAAAAGCTCGTAAGCGCCTCGCCGGCGACAAAGCTCTTCGGGCTGTTTGAAATCTGAGTCATTTTTAAGCTCCTTAAATGTTTTTTGCTTTTTACTTTTTACTTTTGCCTTCTTAGGCCACCATTTCCTCGTAACCCGCCCGGCCCTTTTGTCTGCTTTGCTCAACAAACTCGGCGTGCAGCTGCGGCTTGGCGCGTGCAATCCTCTGCATGGCGGCCGTCATCGTGATTCCCTTCTTTTCCGACAGCTCCCTGGCCTCGGCCATGAAATCGCCGCCGCCGGCATCGTCCGTACCCTCGGTGGTGATTGCCGAAGCGCCTTTGTTTTGCACCGCAGCTTCTTTTTCCTCGAGCCTCTCTTTGAGCACGTCGGCGAACTCGGCCTTGGCCCGCTGGATGTCCCAGCCCTCGGCCGCCGCCTTGTTGGCGAAGGCAGGCTCATCGGCGAACTCTTCATTCAGAGCCTTTATCCTTGCCCGCTCGCCCTCGACGGCCTCGGCCATTGACGCCTTGCGGACCTCCTCGGCATTGACCTTTTGTTCTGTTTTTTCCTCATTTTCTTTCATGACAATATCTCCTTTAATGTCACTCGTTTCATTGCTAAAATTCTTCTCTGCAACGCTATCTAAAAGACCGAGCTTTTTCGCCTTTTTGGCAATCCACAGCTGCCCGGTCGCTAACTCTCCAATCATCTCTTTATCCGCACCCCTGCCCCTGGCCACCGACTCGATAAAGTTGTCCGCCGTGGCATCTATGTATTCCTGCACCGCCGCTATCTGGTTATCGGTTATGGTGTCAATACCCATACCCTTATGCTCGCCGCTGCGGATGACGATTACCTTGATGCCCTCCTTCTTCTCGTAATCGGTCCAGTCCACATACCATGTATAGACTCCGATTGACCCGACCAGTGCATTGACGTCCGAGGCGATTATTTTCTCAGACTGCGAACTCAGCCAATATGCACCCGATGCGGACAGATTGTTCACTGTTGCTGTCACCGGCTTTTTCTGCCGCGCTGCATATATTGCATCCGCCGCCGATATAACACCGGCCACCATGCCGCCGGGTGAATCGACTACCAGCTCTATCGCAGTGACATCCTCCCTGCCTGCCGCCTCTGTCACCTGTTCGACTATCTCATCGTATCCGGTCGCCCTTATTCCCCAGATGCGAAGCCAGCCCGGCACGCTGTCCAGCAGGTATCCGTCTATCGCAATGCGGGCCACCCCTCCGGTTACATTAAGTATTTTTGGTTTTTTCTCGACCTTTATTGCAAGTATCCCGGCGTTTTCCGGCATGGCCGATATCCGCTCGGCGAACGCCTTTAATGCTTTCTGCTCCATTATCCACGGCTGTGCCTGGTATTCCGCTGCTATCGATTTACTCATTTTCATTCTCCTGACTTGATGACTCCTCCCGGTCCGAATCCACTATCGATGCGAGCTGCCCCTTCTGCGACTCGATCTTCAGGCCGCAGAACTGCTGATACGGCACCGCCTGGCCGGTGTCTTTTTCTATCCGCTGGGCTATTGCGATAGCATCCCGCACCTCTTTTTCCCGCTGTACGATTATCTCGTCCCGGTCCGTACCCAGTGATTTGCAGACGGCCGAATGGGTGGTAAATCCGCGCTCGACCTTAGTGGCCTGGGCCTGCGCCTCCTTGAGCTGGTCTATCCAGGGATAATCCGGCGTTATCCAGGAGACATTGATCTCCTTTTTCGCCGACATATTCATACCCGCCCGCCAGGACTCGAACTTCCACTCGAACAAGGGGCGGTAGTAAAAGTCCCGCAGCTTGTTCTGCCAGCGGACGAATTTCTGGTACGCCTGCTCCAGGACCGCCCGCGACTGCGAGTAGTTGCTCTGTGTCCAGTCCAAGAGAACCAGCTCCAGCGGCATCCCCAGAGGCAGGCCCAGCAGCCTCAGAAACGTCCTCAGCGATTCGGAGAAGTTCATGCCGGGAATGTTCCTCTCGATGCCCTTGACCTCCTCGCCCGGATTGCCGTGGAAAAGCAGGGCGTAATCCAGTTCGGTCAGCCTCGTCGCCAGGTCTCCTTCCAGTTCGGTCGCATCCTTTGTATCATCCTCCTTAGATTCGGTATAGCCTACCTGTGCACCCTGTTCGCGGGTAATAGATACAGCCAGCCGCGATAAAAGCTGCCATGCAATAGCCTCTGAATCGCATACATCATTTATCCGGTGCAGCATCGGAAAGACAGCCTGACAGGCCGGCACACCCCGCAGCTGTGACGGCCTCTCGGGATTGGTCACGAATACAATGTCGCTTACCGGCACCCCCCTGCCGTTTCTCGTATCGACTCCGTAATTCTTCCACGGGCACAGATAGAACATCATCGGCGCGCCGTACAAATCCTTTTTGATTCCCGCCTTGTAATTGCCGCCGCCCGGGTCCGCCAGCTGCTCGGCCTCGAAGAGCTGCAGAACGCCTTTGTCCGTTTTTATCGCGGTAAAGTCCCCGGTGACTATCAGCTCTCTCATCACCATCTGGGCGACCTCTCCCCCAGAAAGGACATTGCGTATCTCAGGCCTGCTATGCCAGTTCCGCCAGAGCTGCTCTATCTCCCTGTTCTGTTTGTCCGAGCCGCCGGTGACCTGTATCTCGTAACCCGAGCCGACGATGTAATCGACCGCTGATTCGATCATGCCCTTGTAGATGGAATTGTTCCGCATGAAGTCCCGCGACTGGCCGATGAGCTTGCTGCGGTCCCGCTCATCGTGCGTCGAACCTGGATACAACTGATAGCTGCGGTTCTCGCCCGTCGCCGTCCTGACCGCCCGATATCCGTAGGAGCCGTATGTCCCCTTGTGCATTTCTATAATAACCGGCCTGCTGCTGTCGGATTGTCTTTTCGGTACACGAACGGTCATGCGTTTTCCTTTTTATTTTCAGTACAAATTCATCCTGCCCCGCGTAAAGCTGGCGCGGTTGACGTTGGAACTATTTGATGATATGAAGGATTCGAGCTTCTCTTTCTCCGCCGCAAGGGACTCGAAGTTGATGTTCCGCTCGCCCGATGCGACTATCTTCGGGCGGTTCACCAGGATCCAGCGAACGGCGGCCAGGGCGTTCGCCGCCATGGTCGCATCACCGTCCCAAGAGAGGTTGTCGTTGTATTGTGCGAGTGCATCGTCGAGTGTGCTTGATGAGCTTAGCGCCATCGTCGTATCTCGTATCTTGTATCTCGTACCTCGTATCTCGAAACACGATTTACGAGATACGATTCACGAAAACTGTGTCGGCGGCGCATGAAAAAAGCTGTCGGCAGATCATCCGCCGCCGACAGCTTTAAGAATTATTCAGTTTTTACCCCCTTATTTAACGATTAAAACACCCGCCATATCAAGAAAACATCTCGCAATTTCCGCAATATATTGTGGATTTCTTATAAATCTGTAAAGAATATCCCTATTTAACACAAATAAATGCAGATTTTGAAAAATTTTTCAAAAAATCTGAATTTTCTCTTGATTATATTTCTATTATAACCGTATAATAATAATAGATAAGTTAATAAAAATCAATCAATCGAAAGGGTAAAAAATGGCAACGAAATTCACACTTAATTATTGGGTTCCTAAAACGAGGAAAATTGGCCGAAATATTGAAAGGATTTATGTTAATCCTGTAAACGGCGAAGAAAGGCCAGAGGCTCTTGGTTATTTTGAAAAAGCTGAAACAATTCGTGAACGCGATCCTCATTCTTCCAATTATTACGAAAGACATCGTTGGATTAAAGGAGAAGATGTTGCTTATGAACATGAGGGCGTGGTTTGGAAAGGCGATGATTCTATTCGTGATGCCATCTGTGATGCCCTGTTTGGTGACACAAAAATTGGCTTGAAGTCTAATTGGCGTGAGGCCTTCGAGTCTGATTCTTGGGGCTTTTTCAGGGCACTTCAACAGAAATCGAGGGGCTTTTTTTACAATGAATCTGGTAAAAGTAGCCGAGATAAAACAACACGAGACAAAGCGAAAGAATCTGCAAAAAAGAATAAAGAACGTCAGACTCTTGTTTTTGAATTTTAATAAAAACCAATCAATCGAAAGGGTAAAAAATGGCACTGGAACAACTACATTTAAGCGAACGCGAGCAATGGGCTCAAAGTCTCAAAGACAATCTTACAGGCATGATTACTTTCGCAGAATATCTGGCTGTATATTTCGACAGCCTTGATATTGATGATTTGGATCATTTCCTTGCTGTCCTGCTTATGTCCTCCGGCAAGGGCGAGACGTGGGAGAGGGCTTTGCGGATAATCAGGAGATGGGAAAAAAATCTCCCTGAAGGTATGGCTGCTGCATATCGAGGGATTTTATACGTTAAGGAAAAAGTGAAAAGAGAAGAAAAATTATATGATATTGCACTGAGGTTCTGCCGGAGGCAATATAAAAGTCTTGATGAATATTTTAAAGCCAAAAAAGAGGTTGTTATTACGTTTTTGATGCGTGAATATTCACACAGCGGCTTGTGGGATTGATGATTTTTTACCCTGCCCCTGTCCGCTTGTAGCGGCGGGGGCCGGGTTTTTGAATAGAAAGGAATTTAATATGAAAATCTTTTTAACAAAATCATTTGATAGTTTTTTCAAAAACAATATTGTTGAACATTACCCTCCTACTAAAGTAGATAAAATATTTTGGGATCATTGGCTAAGAAATCATGATTATGATCAAAAATTTATTCAAACACTTAATTATAAAAACAAAAAAATGCTAACAAAAAAACTATGGATAACAGAAAAGAAAATGGATAATTTTTGGTATTATTTAACAGATCTTTTCTATTCATCCGATTATAAAACCAAAACATTTTTATGTTTAAAGCTATCGCCTACAATATCAAAAGTATATTCTAAAATTCTTTCAAAAAAAGATTTTACAATCGAAGATCAAAAAAATATTTATAAATTTATTGAGAACCTTAAAAATGATAAACTTTCGCAATCAAATCAAGAAGCAGCTCAAAAAACAAAATCTAAGCATACCGGCAATGGCCCGAAGGCTCGAATGTCATCCTCAGACACTTTATGATTTCCTGTCCGGCAAAAAGGCCCTCGGCTCCGATTACCTCGAAATGATACTCAATGAGCTGAACGCAGATTTATCCTTCAATAGTCCATAGTAAAGGTAATAAATGGCAAGGGTGGGATTCGAACCCACGGACCCCGTAGTTTACATGTATGTGGCCGAGGTCTTGGTGGCTACCGGCTATTATCTCCGACCAATGACTTTGTCCTGAATAGAAAGCCACTCTATCATCTCGTCCACCTCGCCATTTTTTAATAATATCTTTATTTTATCTATGGGATTTTCATACTCCAATAATAAATCGCAAATAGTAAATAGTCAATTAATTTTAATGTTCAGTTATCTTCATTTTTCTTATCAGACATCGCTCTCCTGCAATAAGTCCAGCCGGCAACAAAAGCCTCTTCAATTCTATCTTTTAGGTATTTACCCCAAACAGTTCCCTGTAAAATTGATTTTCCTTCATTGGAAAAAAACTCATTTATTGCTTTTTCTAATAAAGATTGATTGTCCATCTCGAATATCTTTCTTTCAATAACATAACAAGTTCCGCATCATATTTCAATAATCAATAAACATTCCCTCAGTGCCATCCCTCC